TGTAGGAGTAGCAGTCTGCACCGTCTGGCTTCCTTGAGGAGCACTAGAGTACAGATTAGCGTATTGGCTTAGTTTTGCTTGTGGCAAGTTTTGCTGGAAGTTAAAGCGATTCATAGCATCTTGCAACTGAGCAGCACTCTGACCTTCTCTAGCACTACCAACGCTAAGTAATCGCTGTATGTCGGCATAGTCAGCATTAGCCATCGCAGGAGCAGCACCAACAGCCGCCATCTGACGAGCACGTTCAGCCTCAGCACTCTGATACGCTAATTGACCACCTCGTTCCGCTAGAGCACGAGCATAAACATCCTGAGCCTGACCTGTTAACTGACCTTGAGCAGCAGAGCCATAACGCCCCATTGACGATGCACCTGATTGAAGTTGCCGTATGTTACGCAGATAATCCTCACCAGACAGACGATTCGTCTGCTCCAAAGCACCCGCTAGGAATGGATTAACGCCTCTACCTTGAATCGTAGCTAATGTCTCTGCCTGTGCTGCACCTGTTAGCGGAGAACCTGCCATAGCTCGTTGTTGAGCCATCTGCAAGGCTTGCTGAGTCTGCTCCGATGGGCTTACATACGTCTGACCGGGAAAGAATTGTGGTGAACCTGTTTCATAGAGACGTTTTGCCTCCTCAAGTCCATAGGTAACATACGGCTTGATCGCTGGATCAATGCTCGTTGTTGTAGTGCTCTTTTGACTACCGCCGCCACCACCCATATTAAACCTCACAAATCCATTGTTTTGGACGGAATCCGTAATCAGCCGCCCTTTTAGCCCAACCCCGCCTATGGCTAGAAAATGTTATGTATTTAACCTTAGCTTCAGCAGCCATGCCTTTTATGTATTTTAAGGCATTTTCGACAACATCATAACTATTTTCTAACGAATAAGCAGCCCACAAATGCATAGTCTCACCTTGTGGCTGTATGACAAAGAAGCCAGCGTAGTGGTTATTCTCTATCAGTACAAACAACAGACTTTTTTGATTGAAGCAGTCTGTATATACATCTTCAATAATCCAGTTTTCTGGACTCCTACTTTTAATCTTCTCTAAGCCAGTTCTTACACTAGCCCACCATTGTCTTAGTTCCTGCGGAGCAATATATCTATACTCCATTAACCCACCACAATGTACATAAAGTTACATACATGAGCGTTAGAAGCATGATGAATTACAGCATTACCTTGATTTCTTGTGCCTACCCATAATTTATCCATTTCTGCTGCTGCCTTATCATTCATTGGAGTAAACAGTATCGCAGAATCAAAACTAATGCGCTCATCAAATAAAACTGTTGTTGTAGTAGTAGTTCCGCTAGTGAAATAGCCTGAATTATTTGTCTTACCGTCCATAATTCCACGAACGACCTCAGAAACCTGACGTTCATCAGCACCAAATACAGGTAGAGTACGAAACTGTACTGATCTAGTCATCGATTGCCCTGCTGAGTAATTTCAATCTCACAACCTACGATAGTTTCCCAATTGGCATTGGTCGGAGTTACCTTAATACGATGGTAATTACCGTTAGCTCTCAATGGCACTCTATTATCTGAGTCTGGTGTAGCTGTTGTTCCGAATTCGACGCTATCTGACAATAGTTTTCTACTGGCAACTGAGACTGATGCGATTCCATTATCGATAATAGGTTTTGCCAATGTGATAATAGAACGTCCAATGTCAATGTCTCCAGAAGTAATGTAAGCGGCTAAGTACGCACCAGAGAAAACTACAATCTTCTGGCTTCTAACGCCAACGAATATAAGCTGACCACCAGCCCAAGTACGTGAATCTAACGGTATCTGCTCTGCTGTGTTATCAATACTTGGTAATGTGATTGTGCAATTTGACGTAGTGATAGTCGCACCAGTTGCGGCTGTAAATGTAAATACATTCGCATTAGTTCTTGTTACTGCAAATACTCCATCTACTCCAGCACCAGAAGTAGCGTCAAAAGATACATAAGCACCAGTCTCTAACCCATGATCCGTTACAGTAACAGTAACAGTAGTGCTACTTTGTGTATACGTACCAGTTTTCTGGTTTGTAGTATCAAAATAGTAAATATCTAATTGCTCAAGTGTGGCACTAGGTGTCAGACCATACGCTAAGAAGTTTACGTCCGTTAAACCATACGACCACTTATCTAAATCGATAGAGTAATACAGCAAGAATCTGCGACCGAAGTTATTCTTAAAGTTCCAGATAACTAACTTCTTAACCGGATCAATGGTTGCACTCATGCCTGTTTGAATTTCACTCAAACTGACATTATCAAAGAACCAACGATTAACCTTCTCTACGCCGATATTCTTAACTGACTTGCCATCACAAGCATAAAAGCCATCGTCAGATAGGAAGTAAGTTAAGTTACCAAACTGAGCAACAGAGCCATTAGACATACAGCCTAACGTCCTAGAAATAGCGTCAAATTGGAAGAAGAACGGACTACCTGCATACGACATACGATAGATAGCACGTTCTAAGAAGATTAGACCGTATTCACCACCTGCTAGACCTGTAATCTCACCGCCATCAGGTACTACTTGTGAATCAGACTGAGAAGCAGCACCCGGAGTCCAATCAGTCTCGTCATTAATATCTGACCAGTAGACCTTATTTTCCTCACCACCTACGTTAGCAGCTACAACAAAGTCACGCACTACAGTCACAAATTTAGCAGCAGGAGCAGCAGCAGCCAAGTCAGCAAAATACGTTGATGAACCTAAATCATAAGCCTGTAATTGGTCTGCACCATTGGCTAAGATCATCTTTGAGCCAAATTGGGTAATATCCCATGACTCTACCGTAGCGTAACCAGTAGTCGTTAATGGGTCTAAACCAGTATTACTAGCGTTAAACTTATAAATCTGTGTAGCACCAGCAGCAAATAGACTAGAAGCACCAGCCAACTTACCAGCAAATGCTACCAATAAGTTCTGACCTGCATTAGTAGAATAATCTACCGCCTCACGTAAGGCAGCATATCCGTTAGTAACAGGATAACAATTAAAGGCATCAGTTACAGCACCAGTAACACCCGGCTGATCTGGCAACCACTCACCGAAGATAATCTTTTGCTTTGCCATTACTGTTTAGCCCAATTAGTTGATTCTGGAGTAACTACAGTCCATTGGTAACCAATAACATCACCAATTACACCCACATCAGCACTACCAGTAATAGAAGCAGTCCTAACAAATATGCCTGTGCCAAGAGCAGTAACTAACGCATTACCAGTAATACTTCCATTACCAACAAAAACTGATGTGCCGTTAGCCGTAACAGTTGTGACAGAAGTAATTGCTGCTGTTCCTACTTGAACATTAGCGACATTAATTGATACCTGAGCATTGCCAGTAATGCTTGCAGAGTCTGTAAATGTCTGAGTACCTATAGCCGTTACGGTAGCAGTACCGACAATAGAAGCAGTAGGCTCGGTATCCTCGTTCTCGCAATACCCACCAACCCAATAGCCGCTAACAACGTATAGATCAGGAACGCATAGAGCAGTTACAGTCGCATTACCTGTAATAGACGCAGTTCCAAAAGTAAAGTCTACTGCCTTTGCTGTTACTGTAGCAGTAGCCGTGATAGATGCTACACCGCCAGTATCTTCATTCTCGCAATAGCCAGCATCCCAATAACCAGCCGTTACGTATAGATCAGGCTGACTTAGGTCACCTTCACCATAGCCCTGAACCCAATAGTCGAAGTCGACATAATTTGTAGCCATTACAATCCACTAATCTGCTCTGACGTTAATGTCTGAACATCAGACGAAGTAATAGTATTAATTTGTACAGATTCTAAGACAGATACTTCAACCGTAGTTATCTCTTGCACCGTGTACTCAACCCATTGCTCTTGCGATTGACTCCATGACCAATTGCCAGCAGGTTTAGGATCACGAATAACCCAGCCTGGCGGATACCACCAGACTACCTCTTTGCCTTCAGGACACTCAGGAGTATCAGCCACTTCAATCCAGCCATCTGTGCCATCCGTCTCTGCTTTAGGTATGGAGCCATTTTTAGAATACATAAGTCACCTATTGGGTAAAAACATTTCCTTTTGCAAGT